TGGATGTCCTGGTATGTGAAACGATTTTCCCAACCTATTGGGATCATACCGTAAACGTAACCGTTTCCGAATACCTCATAATTCACTTTGAGCTGTCTCAACCATTCAGATCCTGTCTGTAGTGGATTTGGTTTTTTTAGAAGCTGTCTTAGTTTACCACCATCAGCATCATATTGTTCTAAGGGGATTATTTCGCCTGTTTTAAGGTCTTTTAATTTAAACTTTAAGTTTGCGAACGCTTCGGCTTTGATGTTTATAATGGCATTTACTACCGGATTAGAGTAGTAGCAGTCTAGTAGGTATGCAAGTTGTGATAGATTTTGCCAAACAGGTGTTCCTGTTGTAAGAAATGTAGATGGTGGTATAAGCTTTAATGCGTTTTGTGCAGAAGATGAAACGGTAATTGAGCTTTTGTCAACCGTTTTAAGAATTTGCTTATCGTACCACTTTTTGAGCTTATTAGCCATCTAAATCGTTAATTTATAATGGCACTCAAAGGCACTCTAATAGCAAATATAAAAAAAATATGTGTTATTTAGAATAATTCTAAATAAATGTTTATATTAGAGTTTTAATTTTTTAATCAAAAGTAAGATTTAGTTAATTATTAGAATTAGTAAAAACCCTCAGCTAATTGTTGAGGGTTTTTTGTTTTGGATTGCTTTAAACCTGTTCCAAATTGTTTTCACACCACTCTAATAGTTCAATAGCGTTAGTGAATGATTTTTGTTTAAACTCTGTGTCAGAATAGTAAACGATTATTTTGTCTTGGTCTACTATTCCGATTTTGTAGATTTCATGAAAACAGCTCACGATTCCTAAAATAGTGTTGATTGCATCTTGCATAGTTTTTGATTTTATGTTCAATCAAAACTACAATCAATATTTTGTCATTCCTTACGGTTTTCCGTATATATGGTAATATTTGATTCTGTCTATGGTTATTTTATTGGCTTTCATTCTTTTTCCTGTTTGTTGCCAGTTTGGCGTTCCATGATAATTTCATTTTGTGCTCATAGTTTTATCAGTTCTTTACCAGTCAAGGCGAAATAGAGATTTTGAATCTGATGAACATCTTTTAACTTACCTTTTGGTAATACATCTCTTTGATTGCTTCCACAGTAATAACCGTTTTTATCTTTTTTAATATACCTAAATTGGCATATCCATTTTCCTTTAAATTTTCTTACAAATAGAAAAGTTCTATTTATTTTGATAAATGCGCAATCATCACACCATGTATATTTCTCAAACCCAAAATCAATAAGCCATTGTTCGGTTAACTGTACTGGTTTACTATTTTTTAAATACACCCATCCTTCTTCTAAAACTAACATAGAATCCCCCGAATGTGGTTTAATACCTTTTAGCTTTACAATGCCTTTTAAATTATGATTTACATAATTACCTATCCTAAGTTCGTTTGCTTTTATCATAGCTTAAAGTTACTAATTATTTCAATTCAATTTTAAATATTTCGTGTCCTTTGTATGTGTACGGAAAGTCTTTTTTGCCTTTGAGATAACCGTAATTAAATAGGGTAGGATTAGAGCGACATAGTTTTGTAAGCGTTGTAAATGCTTCCATGTCGTTGTCCTTTTTTAGTATCATTACGGTTCTCATAATGTATAAATAATTGCGTTTTCTTTCGAGCGTTAGACTAATTTTCAATCTTAGCTTCGATTAGTACTTTGTCTTTGTTTAGGTTGCTAAATTCAAAAGATGTTTTACATCTAGGACATACACAACTTATATTTGTTGCACCTAATGCTTCAGCTACCTTTCGGTTGCAGTTAGGACATCTTATTTCGTTGGGTTTATGCATTATTCAGCTATGTAAATTTTGTTTGGTGTTATTTTTTCTTTATAACCATTACCATCTAAATGCCAATCTGTAGATCCGTCAAGATTTGGTTTTTCTTCTGACCTACATGCGTATTTAACCTGACATCCTGCAACGATTAGATGTTTTTTTTCACTTCCTACTTTTGCGTACCAATTAACAGAGTTTCTGTTGGTCTTTACGCCTAGCATGTTGTCTTCTAGTATTTCAACATTTCCCCAAACAGCTTTATATTGTTCGCCATCTGGTGCTGTAAACCAATTATCGGTTGTTATTAGATATTTTCCTTTCATATTTTATAAACTTTTTAATAGTGTTTTTTGTAATGAAATTCACTCTTTATCTTATCAGTCATTGGTATTACTTTAATACCTTCTAAATATGCTATTATAATCTCTGCCATCATACCATCTGAAATTCTATCACCATACAATCTAAGTTCATCAACAAAACCACTTCTTAGAATATGGGTATTATTTTTAATCCCTCTCTTGCGTTCTTCTGGCTTGCTATCGTCTAACGCATGGCAATCGAGGAAATAATTCGCAAAAGGCACTACGTCTGGTTCGTTTAGGTTTATCTCTCTAGCTATTTTCGCTATCTTTTCTAAGTTTCCTTTTACGTCACCACTTATTGGATGGGCTATGTATGCTATTTTCATTTTTTAACCTTTAAAATTATACTCAGCAGTTAAATTTAAATGCTTTAGCTCATGTTGTTTATATTGCTAATAATGATTCTATTCTTTGTAGTCTAACTTCATATTCAGCATGTTTCTTAAAATTCCAAATAAGTTGACATGTGTTAATGTTAGCTGAAGGATTGTTTTTGGTTATGTTTTTTACAGTTTCATGGCAATCTTTTTGAAGCTCTTTAGCTATAAGTTCTATTTGTTCTACTTCATTCATTACTATTGATTTTAAGTTATAATTCTACCACAATGCCTTAGCAAGCATCACGTATCTAGCTGCTGCGAGACAGTCTGGTTCGTGTCCGTCGGGTTCTGGGATGATGTTTCCGTTCTTGTCTATCTTTCGCATCCAACTATTAAGCCCAGAAACAATATTTGGACTATCTGGCAATACGTTTATGTTATAGCTTCGCATACGGTTTACACCTGTCATCTGTGAGCCTTTAGGCTTCTTTACACCTCTTACCGAATACCCGTGCTTTGCTAAATCCCTAAGTTCAGTTGCGCCTGAACTGTCGCCAATAGTCAGATGCTTCTTTATTTTTTGTATTTCAGCTTTTATCTGCCTATCAACATCTGTCTCGGTTTCGTTTTTGTAGTTTTCTTTATTGTACCCAAAGTAGAAATCCTCATCCTTTGTGAAATCCGTTGCACTGAACATTGCCCTTACTTTCTTTAGTACCAATCTATCCTTGAAATCTACGATGCTGTCTCGTTCTGCACCTTTAATCTTTTCGGTCAATAGATTGTATTCAGTAAATACTTCTTTTAAATAGAGATCTGCACCATCCAAATAAACTTCAACCTCACAGGTCGGATCTGGCGAACTTCCAAAATCCATTCCATTAGGCAAACGTATTGCTGTACTCGGTAGGGTAGAAGCCATTTTGTATTGGTACATTCTACGTTCGGAATATGTACCTGTTTCGCCACGCCCATAAACCTTGAACCATTCCTCATCGTGTCGCATACTTTCGATATGCTTTTTCTCTGAAGTTGGACACATTTCGTTATCTTGATAGGTGATGATTATCTTTTCACAATTATCTTTAACTTCTAACTTGGTATGCGCCCAAAATTCAAAGTCAGGGTTAAAATCAACATACACCTCTTTTGATCGTGCGATATAATGCTTTACTGCTTCCCAACCTACACGGTTTCCCTCATTTATATATAGTATGCCACGTCTAGGGCCTTTTCCTTTGTTTGGTTTGTTGTCATCGAGATAACGGAACTGTATTTTTGTATCGCAGTAATAACAGGTCTTGTCCTGTTTGTTGTAGTAGTCATAAAAATTCATTCCCCAAAGACCAAACACAAACTCAAAGTCGGCTATTGCACCATCCTTTAAGTTCTCGTAAGTGTCGGTCATTATGGTGATGGTATCTCTGAATATCTTTTCATCTTCGGCACGTTCCAATAACCTAACAGCCATTGCCATGTTCTTACCAGCACTTTGTCCACCCTGAAGCAAATAGATGTCTATTCCCTCTTTTTTTTCGAGTTCCTTAATCTTCCAATATGTCGTCGTATAGGCTAGGCTCAATCTTGTACTTTGTTTTTGTAGTCGCTTTTGTCGATTATCTGTCTAGGTGGTAAGGTCTTTTGACGGTTGTCTTTTTCGTAGAAGCCGATATGTTTGGCTATTTTTTCAATAGTCCAATCTTTACCATGAAGTTTTAATTCTATACCGTAGCGTGTTTCTCTAATTGATTCAATGCACATCAATTGTTCTTCTGTTAAATCTTCAAACGGTTTGAAGCGTAATTCCCTTACTACAGTTTTAACGGTTTTACCTTCTTCAATCACAGAGGGTCTTTCTTCTTCAAACTCTACAAAATCTACATACTCATCTATTCGGCTTTTTCTTAATATTGTAAGATGCCTTAATAGTTCTGTTGAATCAGTTTTAAATTCTTTTTCAGCTATTTCAGCAGTAATCTTTTGTAGTTCTTTTACCCTTGAGGCTATCTTGAGGTCACTTAACAGTCTTGAAGCACATTCATTAACGCTTTTATCTGTCATTTTAGAAGTATTGTAAGCTATCCTATAAGCTGCTGAAGCATCATCTAGCTTTACGTATTCTTTAGCGAACATTTCTTGTTTTTGCGTTAAGGACATTTATAAATATTATTTAAGGCTTAGTAACTTCTTCCACAGAAACACTAATACTAACATTGTATTTTTTGTTGTTAAAGCCTATATTAGACATCTGATTAGATACCTTTTTTAGGTTATTATCCACAAGTCTTTGTGCTACGTCTAACATAAGTAGAGTAGAGGTGTTGTTTTTTATTTTGGATTGTGGGTTCATACGTTCCATATTAACTTAGATTCTTCTACACCTATACAGTACTTACCTGGTTCAAAGTCTTGTCTTACCCATTTGGCTAAAAAATCTACTTTACCTTTTCGCTCAACTCTGTAAACCATCCCTTCTGGTTTTTCTATAGATGATATAAAAGCATCTCTATGATTAAGTATTTTTATTAATTCATCTGTTTTTATTGAGTCTCCTACATGAAGTATTCTAACTAATGGAATAGAATACTTTAGTGTTAGATTGTGTAATTCACCAAATAATTTTCTATTGTTATCTGAAGTGAACCAATCAAAAAACACAATAGGCTCTGAATTAATTTTATATCTAATACCATGAGATTGTATTAGCCATTCACCTACTAATCTTTCACCTTCTTTTAGAATTGTATCAAAAATTTTTTCTCTTTCTGAAACCCATTCCGAGAACTTATGGTGTTGTATGTATGGACTTGTATGCGCTTCATAACCACTTCTGGTAAGTGCAATTATTTTACCGTTCTTTTTTGCAATGCCAACATTAGAACCATCGTATTTTTCAGTAACTATGATTACATCGTGTTTATCTCTTGGTTTTTCTGTAAGTATACGCTCTTGTCCTTTTTCTATAAAGTGGTCGCCTGTACCTAACTTACTGTTTGATAAGTGAGGAATAGATCCGTAATTTTTTATATTTAATGGTTTACTCATTTACTCTTACCTACCTTTCTATAAGTCAGTCCAAGGCTATCGAACTTAATGATGTGTTTTACTTTGCTTAACTTTAGATTTAGCTTTTTAGATATGGTTTCTTTACTCAATTCTTCTTGGTGTAGGTTCATTACCTTGTTCTCGATTTCCTTTTCCTCATTGATGTCATTTAAGATCNGCTCTAAGGTCAATCCGCTCTTTGCTATGGCTTCTGGTAAGCATCCGCAGTTGTTGAACTTTACTGTGTTTTGGAATCTTATTTCTCTAGCCATATTTTTAAGCGTCTTATCCTTCTTTCGATTTCTTCAGGGTTTATTGTCTTTAGCCCTCTTTGCTTTTCGTAGAACTCGATTCTGTCGGTTATATGCTTTTTTCCTGCTTTTGAGAGCATGACTTTTTTTAAAAAAGCCGCACTTTCACGGCAGTCAGAATTACTATTCAATTCGGTCAGATACTTACTTCCACTATCTATTAAGCCTTTTTCATTCGTCTCCTTGCTGTAGTATTTCTATTCTTTCCAGCTGTCATACTGTTATATCACGTTACAGTAATCGTAAAGGTTTTTCAAGCTTACCTCAGTATCATTCTTTCATCTAGGTACGTTGTTGCGCGGACAGGATTCGAACCTGCGACCTTCGGATTATGAGACCGATGAGCTGACCACTGCTCTACCGCACGATATATAAAAGAATATAGCCTTAATCTGCATATCTGCAAACAGCCTTATTGATAAGGAAATAATTTAAGAAATGATTTGTGCCTTGCTAAGTTGCCTGGACTTGAAATGATTTGAATTGTAAATATAGTAATATTCTACATAAAATTATACTTTAAGTGGTTTTATTTTTTCATTTAGTCCACTTGGAATTACCAACGGGTAATCATCTGTTATTTTTTGGGTTTCGTATAGAGCCATTTTGCTTATCAGCTTAACCTCTTTTTTTATTCTACCCATTTCAAATATTAATTTATCCTTTTGTTCTCTAGTTAAATCGCTAGTTGAACAAAACAGATAATCGAAATATAGGTTATACTGCTTTATGAGTTTTATTCTTTTAGTATAGAAATTTTCTGATCTCATTAGCCAACGTCTTTTAATGTCAACACCATATCACTTAAAGCTTCTTTGCTTAGGTGATAATATCGTTGAGTTGATTTAGTAGATTTATGACCCGCAAAATGTTGAACTTTAATAATATTATGTTTATTATCCATAAGATTTGTAAGTGCGGTGTGTCTTAGTAAATGTGGATAAACATGTTTGTTAGTTCTTATCTTTTTTACAACGTTTCTGATAGATGATTGCGAATACTTTTTACCTTTTACAGTACTTTCAAATAAATAAATTTTAGTTCTGTATTTTTTATAGTAAATACGAAGTTCTTTAATATCTCGATCAGTTATAGGAAAGTACCTTGATTTACCACCTTTACCGTTTTGTATTAGTATGCGATTATTTTCAGAATCAATATCTTCTAAAGTTATATTTTGAAGTTCTGATATGCGTAAAGCACCTACATACAATAAGTTTATTATACACCTATGCTTTATGTTATCAATTAACAAAAGACTATTCTTTATTTCATTTACTGAAAGTATATTAACTTCCTTTTGTGAATCTTCTTTATATGGAATGTTTTTTAGTTTTTTAGGTTGTCCTAATAACTTAAATATTATTCTAACTGAAGATAACATTTGGTTGTAATATGATACTGAATACTTCCTGCTGAAATTAACAAAATAAGTTTCAAGATCATTAGCTGACATTCTGTAAACTCTACTATTTGAACTAACAAACTTTTTAAAACAGTTTTTGTAGTTACTAATAGTATCTTTAGAGGTATAATTCAGCTCTAAATAATTGTCATAATTTTTAAAAAGTTCTGTCAATTTCATTTTGAAAGTGTTGTGTTTATTGGTGTTTTAGTGTATTGTGGATAAGTAATGTTGTAAAACATTAAAACGATTTTACAACACAGTATATAGTTAATGCCTAAGTCCGTGCTGTATCAAAGTTTAGTGCTTATAGCCCATAATTATTAATTTTTCCTTCCCTCTTTTTAAATAAAATTACAATCAACCTCTATTTCTTCATAAACATTCTCAACTTTCAATTGTGATAATAAAGGGTCAAGTTTCATTTTGCTATGTCCACCAGTTACATAATTGTCGTAATTGTTTTGTCTATGCCATTCAAATAGTTTTGCTTTATTAGCGTTTAATACGGCTTGTGCTTTTTTTGCAAGAAAACTTCCTTTTTCGTAAAAGATCATATCTAAAACAATGTCTTTTAAAACTTTTGCAGTTTTACTTGTTGGCTTAGTGTCATAATCCCATTCCTCACTAATAATTTCACCACCTGTATCAATTCCACTTGCTATTTCAACAAAGAAGTTTTCTTTCAATCCAAAGTCAATTTCATAATAGTAAGTGTGTTGTAATGTGTGTATTTTTTCCACATCAACGCTTATTTTGCAATTAAAATCTTTTTCTATTTGTTCAATACCACAATCTTTATCTGTTGGGCATATTTCAAATAAGGCTTCTACTAATTTTTCTGTGTTTATTTCCATCGTGTTTATTTTTTGCTTCGTGCCTCAGCAATTTGCCAACGCTCAAAAATTAATAATTATTACTTTAGTTTTTAAATCAAAGGTCAGTGTTTTAAAAGGCACTAACCATATACCTATCCGTTGTAAACAATTACCTAGTTTTTAGGTATTCTTTCCATTGTTCTGTTACATCTGTGTTTTCTCTGTGCTTAAAATACAAACCACCATCGCTTTTATAAAGAAAACTAGGTAACAGCTCGCTATCGCTTTTACAACAATGTGTAACAGTAATTGCTTCTAATTCATTTTCTAAAAACTCTGTATAATCATTTACATTATAATTATTAAAGGTTTTCATCCCATTTTCTTCTATATATTTTTTTCTGTATTTATTCATTGTATTTTTATTTAATTAGTACTTAATCTCACGCAACTACGGTTACACTCGTCCGTTATGTACAATGGCGCACACTCTTAAGCCAATCACACGTGCTATTACGCCACAGTACATAACACGTGGTATAGTGCATAGCTTTAGGTTCGTGCTTAATTCAAGAGTTTGTGTGTATCTGCCCATAAATAACAATTTTTTGCCAACGCTCTAATAACCGTAGTCTATATCAAATAAGTCATCGGCATCAAAACCATATTTTTCAATCAAGTCGAGAACCTCTTTTTTCCTTTTGTTGTATAATTTAAGTTCGTTTTTTCTTTCAATTTGTTCTTTATCAAATTTTTCCCAAACGCTTTTGTTATTGCTACAATCTCTGTGGTATAGATAACGTTCATCGGTTTCATTTCCACGGTGCTTAAAGTTTTGTCTATCCCTAATTAGGTAGTTTCCTTTTATGGTCTTTTTACATTTGTGGCATTTCATATTACCGCACCTCGTTCCGTTACTGTTTGCTATTTGGTAATAATTTCGCCATCCACTATCTTTTTTTGTTTTCATCGCTTAAAATTGTTATTTATTAATTCAGTTTCTTAATCAAAGTTTCGTGCATTTTAGGGCTACGCACCATACCACTATCCGTTAGCCTACAATAGCCCATCGAGGGCACGCAATCAAACCAGTAAATAATTACGGCAAGATTGGTTTTAGTATTTCATTCCCACATTCAAGGCAATACCTATCCGAACGTCCATTCTTTATACAAGGGTCTTTGCAATCCTTAACTTCTTTTCCTGCTTTCAAATAAGCCTTGAATGACTCTTTGAATTTTTGTTTTCTCTGTGAATCCATAATGGTAATTATTTAATAGTTTCAAAGATTGCTTATTGTAGGCTAACGGTCAACGTATGGCCACGCATCGACAATCATAGTTAATATTTATTTTATTCTGTTCTAATTCGAGAGCTACAGATAGCTAACAAGATGTAAAGCTTATAGATGCGTAGCTCAATCGGCTTTAACGTGTATGCTACGCATCCACAAGCCTTACACGTTGACCGTTACCCACAATTTGCTTTATTTCGGTCTTCTAAGTACTTTTCTAAAAAGAATCGTCTATCGTATTCAAAGTCTTTCCATTTATACCTACTATCACCAATTCTTGTTATTCCTTGTTTTTTCTGCCATTCCTTAAATTCCTTACCGTCTTCAAAAGCAAACTGTTCACTTTGTTGGGTAACACCATATAAAATTAATTGCTGTTTCTGTACTTCTTCCAAATGTCTTTTAACACTTTGGGTGCTTACTTGCCAGCAGTTGTTATCTTCGGCTTCTTGTAGCCAATCTAAAACGTTTTGTATTGTCATTGTATTTTTATTTAATTCACTTAATAATTTCCGCAACTAATCTTATATAATCACGTTGTAAACAATTAAAAATAAAAAATAGGCGACTCACTCGGTCGGCTGTGCGTGTGCTAAACGCTTCATATACCTGTATATAAATCATTCATCACTAAAAAGAGAAAATGTAAAAGGTGGTTTATCTTTCATTTCATCCATTATATTTTTACATAAGTTACAATCTTGTTGGTATTGAAATTCGCCACCACAGGCATCACATAATTCGGCTTCATAAAGAGATACCGCAACAACATCTAACATTTCAGGTTCAAATTCATCTCTTGGATATTCTTTGAACATTACTATTCCTTCCCAATGCCCTGCTTTTTCAACATAATCTTTCCAACAAATCGAGGTTATTACATCGGCAATTTTTTCATATTCACGTTGTTGTTGAGAAGTAAAGTAGTTTAATGTAAATTCCTTACAAGTAAAGTCGTTTAATATTTTAAGATTAAATTCAGCACAAATAAAATTGGCATTAAATTCTAAATGGTCGTTTAATATTCCTTGATAGTCCATAATTATTCGATTATTGTTTCAATTGCTCTTTTCATCATTAACCTTGCGGTTTCTTTGTTTTTTATCATTGATTTATGATAACCGCAAATAATTTCAATATCTAAATCCTTGCTTTTTATAGAAACTAAATTCCTAATTACAGAAACTTGTTGTCCACCAAGTTTATATGTATCAACCATCTTTATTTCGCAGTTGTCTAATAATTCCTGTCTTGTTTTTTCAAAATGCTCTTGAGCATCAAATTGGTCTTGTAATTGATTTTCCATTATGTTTCCAGTATCCATATTTTTAGTTTTATTATGTTATCACTCTTGCGCAATTTGGCTACGCCACGCCTATTTTTTATTTTTAACAGATAGGTAACACGCTATATAAATCAGTTGCAAATTCTCTTCACGCTTTAGGCAACCGCTTCATATAGCTGATACGTTACCAAACATTTAGTCTAATAACTCAAAACATTTTTTAAATAATGGATAATTATCATCTTCACATATCCACCAATCACCACACCACTCATAAACAAGTACCTTTTTACCTGCGTACTTCTCTATAAAAGCAATATCTTCTTCGCTGTCATAATGGTAACCATTACCTTCGATCAAAATGTTTTTTAGGTCTGTGCTTATCAAAGCAAGTTTAGGTTTCCTTAAAACGTTCTCTAATTCTACCAAAGAAAAACGTTTGGTAACACTAAATAAACCCAATAAAAGGGTTGCTGCTTCTCTTTCAGTTATTTTACCTTTTTCAAGGTCTTGTGCTATTTTACTAAGTTCTGTTTTCATAATCTTTTACTGTGTTTATTCTTGTCCGTTATAGGCTAATTGCCTGCGGACGCATCCAAGAAACATTAAAAATTATTAAATAATGCCTCATGTACTATGTTTTGCCCTAAATCAATAATTTCGTCACGTTCTTTTTTATCAAGATAAGGCTTGTTTAAAGTTTTTTCAACTTTTGCAATGTAAGCGCCTATACGTCTGTGCCATTTATCAAGGTTTGTTTTATTGTCCATAATTTTTAAAATTTCTCTTTTGTCTGCTCAATTAGCCTATAACGTCAGCGTATAATACACCTCAATCATAAGGTAATTGATATTTTACTAATTAAATTCTGACCTCAAGGCAACTACATATAACAATGTGTAAAGCGAATGAGGTGCATTAAAAGCTCTCCGTGAGGTTGCACCTCACTACGCCTTACACGCTGACGTTGGCAGCAATTAAGAGCCAACTATCTTACCATAGCCACTACACACAGGACAGCCACCACCTTGACAAGCATAGCAAGGATAAACTTCGCTAACACTTTCAGGGTTTAGGTAGTCAATGTGCTTTGATGGTGGTTCGTCAAATATCCCAATCATTTTACCGTGCGGAAATTCTTTTATTTCTGCTATTTCATAAAATCCACCTGCATAGTAGATTTCGTTTCCTTGCTTTGCTTGTTCAATGTTCATCGTTTAAAAATAACTGCTGCCAACAATTTGTATAAGTAATAGCCGTGGCAGCGTTACGGCTTTACTCGAAGTTTCGTTTATCGGCTACTACTCATACAATTCCGTTATGTGGCATTAGGAAATCTCAAATTGCACTTGCGCTCTACTAAGTTCTTCCACAATTCCTAAAGGCTCTTTCCTTTTCACTAAGGTAGTTGCTGTCTCACTACTTCCATAGATGTGATTTCTTTTTAAATCGGTTGCTGTCCAAACAAAAGCACCACTTCCCTTTTGGTGTTTACCTGCACGAGTTCTACGGAATTTATTTAGTTCTAATCCTAAATCTTGTTTTATTCTTTGTTTAAGTCTTTCAAACATAATAATAACGCCACATAACAACGTATATAAAACATTGCTTTAGTGGTCTTTTTTAAAGTTAATTTATAATTCAATTCTTTGTACTTGTTTGCTAAGTTTCGGTATGCAACGTTTTATATACAAACCGTTGTAGCACATTAAAACGATGCTACAACACCGCATATAATGTATAGCTACAACTCTCATTTTAATTAACTTTCGGCTGTTGCTTTATTTTTCCCAACGCCACATCAATAACAACTTCTTCATCGTGTAAATAAAGTTGTCCTCTATGTTCACAAACGCCTCTACCACTTTTAGAAGAGTAGTAATGGCATTCGGCTTTTTTACACATTTGTCTTTCTGTAACTTCACCTTCGTGTGTACACCAAACAAAGTCTTTTGTGTCTGTGTCTTTTACAGCTTTTACCAACTTTATTTCCTTTAATCCTTCAATTTTAGCATCTTGCAAGTACCAATCCAAAGGTCTGCAAAATGTGTCATCAATACTTTCAAAGTATAATTGTTCTTTGTTCTTCATATTATCTATTTTGCCACCGCTAAAAAATAAAGCGATGAAGGTTATTGTATTTTAATTAAGTTTTGTTCTAATTCCGCGCTACACATCATATACCAATACGTTGGCAGTAATTAACCTACCCATTTAAAGTAACCTCTTATATGCTCTACCTCTTTAGTTTGGTCTATTAAAGCTTCAATCGAAGATAAAACAATCTCGGCACTGTATTCTTTTGGTTCTTTAGCTAATTCAATTTCACCTTTTATATTTTCAATAAGTTCTGTTAATTGTTTTATCTTCTTTTCTTGGCATTCTATTAAAGCTTGTCCTTGTTCTTCACGCATATAAGATGCATACCATCCAGCCATTTTTAAATTTCTAACTTCCATACTTATTTAATTAACTACTGCCAACACTATATAAAAATAATAGCTAAGGCAGTATTATTCGCTACTATTTGTTTATTTATAAAGGGTGTCGGTTTTCACGACATCAATGTTTTTTATACGCTACTATTCTTATATTTTTACGTTAGCAATAATACGCTATGGCTCAATGCCTGTTTGCAAATAATAGTCTATACAATCGTAAGCTTCGTCTTTATGAAAGATATAGTTACCTCTATATCTAATAGACTTACCTCTAAAATTTGGATGGTCGTAAAAGAATTTTTGATAGGCTTGTTCTCTTTCATCCGATTTACTATTGCTAACAACGTGTATATCACATTGCTTTTCCGTTTTTAATCCTTTATTCTGTTCCATTTTATTAAGTGTTTTAATTATTCAATATTTCTATTTTATTTATACGCAACGTGGCATACACAACTGCGTTAGCCTACAATAGCCCATCGAGGGCACGCAATCAAACCAGTAATTATGATTTTTGATGAACTTCGAGCGCATAACCGCCACAGTTAGTACATTCAGGTGTCTTAATCATCCATCCTACTACTTTAATAGGTGCGTTGCAACATTTAGAAACTCGTTTCAATTTGCTACCGTCTTTTAATTTAATGTCTTCTAAAATCATAATTAATAGTTTAAAAAGATTGCTTATTCTAGCCAACTCGCCAAGTATAGGCTATGCATCACAATCGTATGTTAATATTTATTTAATGCAGTTTCTAACTTCTAAAAAGTTCTAAAGTTTTTGAGCGTTTTATATCTTGCTTTTCACCTTCATTATTTACAACTGTGTCTATACAATCTAACACACTTTCGTTCTGGTTACCTCTGATCCTTACAACGGTATAAGTTCGTCTTTTACTGGTAGTGAATTTATATTATGGTAGATATCTCATTTTATTTGCTTTCTTTTTTCTTTTAGCATATAAACCCACTTAGCCTTTTCACTATCTTTTTGCCAGTCTATTATAAAATCCTCAAGCATTTGTCTATCCATATTTTTTGTGATATAGTCAACGTGTTCCTGGACTTTTTCTTTATATTTTTTTTGCAATAGTTTTTTTCTATAACTAAGTATATCTTCGTCTGTTGCAGACTGTCTTAACTCTGGTTTAGGTTGGTTTTGCTCTCTTAAAACTGCTTTTTTTTCCATGAACTGAGGAAACCATTCACCGAATATCAAATTGCTATCAATACCTTTTTTTGCACTTCCAAACTTACCTGAACGAGCCATCTTGAAAAACAAAATAATATCTTCTAAACTTTCATAAGCAAAGTTTTCTAAAGTGTCTACGGTTAGTATTTCTACTTGAGAATCGTTTAATTTTGTTGAAAATGCAAAGGATTCTAAAAATCTATTTACTAACACTTTTACAACACTAAAACCAATTTGAGCTGTTTCGCCTTTAAAAACACTTCGCATTTTTGCTTTGTTATCTGCTTCAGATAATGTTAAGTTCATTTCTATCATTGCTATGCTCTGTTTTCCTTCAAGAATATCCTTACTTAAATCTAAACTGCTTTGCTGTTTGTGATTGCATAGCTTCTGTGAAGATTTCTGTATTTGATTTATCTTTTCCATCTGTTTTTTGAATTTCGATTTTTAGCCACCTGTTGAAATGTTTCTTTGTGTCCTTTACGGTCTTACATTCTTCACCGTCGCCTTTGATGAGTTTAAAGAATTGCTCTAGGTAGTTTTCTAATGTTTCCATGTTGAATCCTTTTCTAACTTCAGAGAAGTTTCTGCAAAGGCTTTCTTTCCAAGTCACTTCATTTTCAAATTGTTTTTCTAAATCCGAAATGCTTAACAAGGTTTCAGGATCTACAACGATGCTTAAAAGTTTTTCAGACTTTTCAAAATTTTCATCTTCATCTTTATTATTATTAATATCTTCATCTTTATCTATATCTATTAAAAGGTTAACCTTTTGGTTAACCAACTGGTTAACCACCTCTTTTAATTTCTCTTTGTTTTTAAGTTCAATAATTTGTTCAGTATCTAAATCATAAAGGTGTTTTTTAAGTTTTGAAATATCAGATTTATTAAAACCTAATTCTATTGCATACCTTACAACTACACCCATTGCAGAGCTTCTGTCTTTTCCTTTTTTATAAGATTTTCGTTTTTGAATTACATCTTTTGCGAAATCATTTTCTAACCGTTGGTTATCGTTTTGGTTAAACTTTTGGTTAACCACTTGGTTAACGAACTGGTTGAACCGTTCAAACTCACTAGGACGAACTCTACATATACCTGCCATTTCATCTAAATCGGTTGGAACTGAGCCATTATCGAACTGATGTAGCAATAAATCGAAATACCATGCTCTAAATTCAGCTTTCATTCCGTTAGTTGCAGAAATCCATTGCGCTATATATACTAATGCTGCTGGGTCTTTACTCATTACGCTGTCTTTTCAAGTTCTTCCATATCAAAAAGCGTTGGCACGTTTAATTGATATTCAATTGATTTTAGATAGAATAACCCATCATCATAATAATCAGGATTCAACTCTACAGCCCAAGCCTTACGGTCCATTTTTACAGATACGTATGGTGTACTAAACAATCCACCAAAAGGATCACCTACTAATTCACCTGGATTAGAATATTGAAATATCAATCGCTCAATAATATCTAACTGAAGCGGACAAATATGCTTTTCCTTTTTACGGTTCTTCTGGTTAGCGTTTAGGGTCTTTAAGCGGTTAACATCGTTCATTACGTCTGGTCCAGTTGGTCTATTCATTAAGCTCATCATCTTTTTAGAGAGCTTTCCTGCCTTGTCTAAAGTCTCACAAGCATCTAAGTGCAATTGATAATCGTAAGGCACTACACGACAGTATTCTTTCCACCATGCGTAAATCGTTTTAGGGTTTAATTGTTCAGCTTGTTCTAACGTTAAAAACCGATTACCGTTGCTTTGCCATATAGAATGCGCGTCTAACTGCCATTTAGCCAACGTGTATTCTTCTTTAGATTTGTTGACTGGCAAATCCGCATAGGCATTCTTATCATCGCTTGGCGACTTTCTGAATAACAGAATATACTCAGGTAATCCGCAGCCCATTTTAGTACTATCCTTAACCAATTCGCCCCAAGTTAATCGGTAGGTTTGGTTATTCTCTTGTACGACGTCTGTAGGTACGGTAATTTTACCAATCAAATGAAAACCATGCTTTGTAAAGCTTCTAACGGTTTCACCACTAAAATCATCTATTGTGGTATAACTGATTCCTTTTTGATACCCATAACGGATCCTATCCTTGACATGAACCGCACATATTCTACCTGGTATCAACTTATCCAATAACTTCGGCACTAAAAAATCCATTTGCTCAAAAAAACCTTCGTTAGTTGGATTGTGACCAAAATCATTGTAGTTATTAGAATATTCGTAATGATTGCCAAATGGAATAGAAGTAACAATCAATCCTGTTGAATTGTTTTCTATATTATCCAGTTCAATTGTGCAATCTCCATTATATACCGTTGCATTACCTACGGTGTGCATTCTGGTATCGTTAAATATTTTTCGTTTCATATCGCTTGAGAGTTTATTATTATTTAATCCGTAATTTCTAACAAGGTTTATCATTTCGGTTTGAAGCTCTACATGGCGTTTCCATTTAGCCTTTAATTCTTTAAGTACCTCACGCTCATTTTGGGTGTGTATAATGTAGATGTGAACTTCTTTTGATTGCTTAAATCTGTAGATGCGATGAACCGCTTGTATAAAGTCGTTAAACTTATAATCTATACCTACAAATATGGCACGATTGCAATGGTGCTGAAAATTACAGCCACTACCTGCAATCTGTGGTTTTGTAGATAGTATTTGATAACGACCTTCTGAATAATCTATTAGTAGCTTTTCTTTTAGGTCATTGGACTGACTACCATAAACCGATTTTAGAACAACATCCTCAGGACATCTTTTTTCTATAGCCATGCGTTCGGCTTCTCTGTGATGCCATAGGATTACATTTGAATCTGGAAATTCATTCTCAATAATTTCAAAAGCTTTGTTAACTCTTAGTTCAACTGTTTCCGATTTTTCTTTTGAAGTATCGTTAAGGCTTTTGGTTACGTCCTTGAACATTACCAAATCCCCATCTTTATTTACAATTGGTTTACCTGTTAAGTTTTCAACCTCAATTTCATGGATATGCATTTTTGGTAAGTCATAGCCTTCATCGCTATAGCCTAAATCTGAAGGTTTGTTAATGAAAACCGCCCAACTGCTAACCCATTTCCAAAACTCATCTTTTTGAGTGTCATTGATTTTTAAGTTTCCTGCTTTTTTAGGATCTCGTTTAAAGAATTGCGTAAGGGCATGACCTCTATCGATAACACCAAGAAACTGAGCATAGTTTAAAATCTCAATATAGTTGTTTGGTGTAGGTGTGGCTGTAAATACAAATCGATAAGGTACTTTTCCAAAATGTTCTAAGACATAGTTAGTCGTTTCGGTCTTTAGGTTTCTTAAAACTGATGCTTCATCAAAAGATACACCACCAAATTTAGAAGCATCGATATCACCTTTACGGATGCGCTCGTAGTTAGTTAGGTATATTTTAGGTTGAAAGTCATCTATTGTATCAGTGTCAGTGATATATTGTATATCAACTTCTGAGCCTAAGAGTTCGTTATCTCTTTTAAACTCACCAATAACACCAAGCGGTAAACCAATTAAGAATGGTTTATTGGTTTTTTTGATGATTTGTTGTGCAATAGCCAACTGTATTACGGTTTTACCTAATCCAAATGAAGCAAACACAGCTCTACGTCCACCTTCAATAGACCACTTAGTAATGTCTTTTTGGTGTGGTAGCATGATTTCTGGTAGAGCATCTGTTGAGATTTCAAAGCCGTAATTCTCTGCTAATATGATTTTGTTTTCTAAGAATTCTATGTAGTCCATTAAGCTGACATTTTTAATTTACTATCTAATACTTTTCTCACTTTATCTTTGTGTATTCCTGTTATTTCAGAAATGTTTTTAAGGCTGTTATTTTGCAATACATCAAACCAATACATAATTTCATCTTTTATGATGTCATGATACCTATCCGCCATTTTCTAACATTTCAATTTTTCTAATAACGTGTTCTGTTTTTCGGTTTGATGGTAGTTTTTTTAAAATGTTCAAAACCTCACTTCTTACGTATTTATCGACTTCTACAAGCCCTTGAATCCTTTTTACAGAATAAAGTACTGTAGCATGATTAAAAGGGTCGCTGTTATTGAAAGCGCCTATTTCACTTAATGAAATTAGATACCCATTTAATGATCTCGAGATATAATAAAATAGCTGACGTATGTAGGTTCTTTCTCTATTCATATCTTTTTTTACAATAAAACTTTCTTCTTTTCCGTAGAAGTCTGTAACTGTTTTGTATATGGTATCTAATGGTGTCATAACTTCTCTATTGATGTTGCAATGATGTTGTTGTAAGGATGTCCAGAAGCAGATAACTTACCATGTATGTAGACTTCGGCTTTAATGTTGTTACCTTGTTCTATACTATCTACCATTAGCTTTAAATCACCTCTAAACTCTATAAACGATCTATGTTTTTGGTAGTCTATAATCTCTACCTTGCTAAAGATTCTGTTCTTGTTTTCGCTGGCTATTGTTCTGCCTATTTTTCCTATAATCGTTGGCATCTATGCGCTTAATTCTGTTAATAATACGTCTCTGGTCTCGTCGCTGATATCTTCTTTTAAAAGGCGTTTTATAGCGTGGTTCTTTTTGGACTTGTTACGGTCTTTTGCTAATTGTTCAATCTCTTTTGGATCGGTTACAATGACTAATTTTGAAACCTTAGATACTTTGCTTTCAAATTGTCCTGTTATCTTTATAACACCCATATCTAACAAATCAGATACTCTTGCGGTTATTGAGCTTTCTCGCATACCTGTAGAGAAGAATTTTATATCTTCAATGGTATGTTCTGGGTTGCGTTTTATGTAAGCGTATATCTTTGATTTTTGGCTGTTGAACGTGCCATTGTTAATACCTTTTAAAAAGGCTTCTGTACTACATTTTGTCATGGCTAATTAGTTTTGAGTTTTCGTAAATATTTCCAACGATCTTATAATCGTAAGCCAATAATTGGCTGTAAAGCATATCTGAAGCTGATTTGTTTTGTGAGTGGCTAAAGTCTAGCATCCAACATCCCTTTTTAGCATCCCAAAAGACTTGTTGTAAGCTCATTTTTAAGCCTTCGTCTGTCATTACTTCATCGCTTAAGATGTCGCCTTCGTAAATGTCTAGTCCTTGGCTATCTTTAAAGCCTGTGAATTGTAATACCTCGTAGTTTGCAAAGTCTAAATCTGGATTTACACAGATGGTATCAAAACCGCTTAGGTCAATCATTTCTTTTTTGTAACTATCCCAAGCCTTAAATTTCAGTTCTCTATTCATTTCAAAATGATATTAAGTATTGCCAGTATCACTAACAGGATTACAGACTGTGTTATGTCTCTTTTTTTGCTCATGGCTTTAAAATTTAAATCCAAGTCTTACAAGTCCACTATTAACTGTATGGTAATCTTCGTTTCCCCATAGCTTACTATCGGTTTTCATATCACTGGCATACGATGCACCTATAAAGATGTTTTTGGTGATGTTGATGTCGATACCAGCTTCTAAACCTAATAAGGCATGTATTCTGCTTTCTCTATAAATTGCACCTATTCTAGGACCAGCATATAGCCTAAATACTCTTAGTGCTTTTGTGTTAAGTCCAATTCTAGTTATGAGATGCGAATAATCTAAATTGTTTAGCTTCGGAAAGTGGTAAATTTCACCACCAACATATACGGTGTTGTTCTGGTATTCGTACTGTAAACCAATACTAAAACCATCATTATAAGAACCTGGTGATTGTACCACACTTATGTTATTGCTTTCTTGTGCCAATAATGCTATTGGAAATAATAAGAAGTAAATGATTTGTTTCATGATCTGTTATTGAATTGTAAAATGAGTCTGTCTAATTTCTCATGGCAGCTTCTGCAGCGTACCTTTATGTTTTCTTCATCCCAGCATAACTCTGTTTTACCTTGTTCTTTAGCGGATTTTATGCTGATGTTGTGGCTCATGTCTAGCCTAGTTCCGTTACCGTTTCTACCACACTCTACACAGAAATTATAACCATGCTCATCTAATTGGGCTTGTATTACATTTTCTTTTGCTACACGTATTCTGCTTTCTATTTGGCTTTGTGTTACGCGCTGGCCTGTTGATGTAGAGTAGGTGTTTGCCATAGCCTAAAACGGTAAATCGTCGTGGTCGTCCTCGTTTAAATCTTGTTCTTGAGCTTCTGTTTGGTTGATTGCATCACGTACAAAATCTATTTTGTATGCAACTAAATCTTGAGCAAATCCTGTATAACCATCATCTTTAGCAAATGATTTTCCATTGATTGAAAAACCCACTTTAATGATGTCACCAATTTTATATTGGTTGGGATTGCATTTTTCATTGAAGATTTTAAACCTTGCATGATTGCTGTATTTTTCGCCAGTCATTTGGTTAAATCTTGTTAGGTCTAAATAGAATTCCTGAACCTGGAATCCGCTATCAAATGTTTTTGTTTCGCCTACTGAGTGTAATTTTCCTGTTAATTCTAGTGCCATGATTATTTAATTATTTGTAAATTTTTTATTTTTTGGTTTCTAAGTTTAAATGAGAAATATGATATGTCATGTTTAGATTTTGTCTTTTTATGAGCTTCTTTAATGCTTTCATAAATATCTCCATTACTTAGGTTTAGTACTTTTTTTTGATTGTTAATATGTGTAGATTTAAGATTATTTCGAGTTCTTAATTTTTGGTAATTACTAACCTTTTTCAAACCAATATCGTAAGCATGTTTTAAGTTTTCGGATCTAGTCACAAACTCTAAATTATCTATTTGGTTATTTTCTTTGTCACCGTCAATATGGTTAACATCTAAATTACTATTACCTAAAAAATGATTAGCTACAACTCGGTGTAGGTAAAAGGTTTTCTGTTTAGAATTTTGGTATAACTTTACTCTTATGTAACCATCTTTTGAAACTCTTGTTAAAAGCACTTTTTCAAAAATGGTTCGACCATCAGGAGTTTTTCTTTCGTTGCTTCTTATTCTACCTAAATTTGAAACAGAATAATTTTTATTATAACCTTTTATAAAAGTCCAAACCTCTTTCATTAATTTTCTATATCTGTTGGTTGTAAATCTTTAGCGTTCCATTCTGGTTGCTTCATATCTATTAATCCCATATTACCTTGTTCTGCAAAAGCATCGTAAGTTGGATATGAATTATTTATTTCACACTGATAAGCAGTTTGTAGTGCTTGACGATATTTATATTTACCTATTTCAATATCTTCACCATTCCACACCATAACACCTACACCATAAGGCGGAACTGTTTGAAGCATTATCATAATTGTTGTATTGAAATCTCTACCTGTAACTTTAGAAACTATATCTTGATACATACCTTCTGACAGTTCGTAGTTTAATTTAGCAGATTGATAATAAAAGTGAGAAAGACTTTCTACGCCTGTGCTTTTAACTGAAATAATAGCATTCTCACCAATGTTTTCTTTAAATTGAATAGCATCTGGTCTAACTTTAACCTTTAAGCCTGTTGAGTCATCTTCAGTGTAAAAAGAAATCTCTCTTTTAGAATGTTTTAATAATTTTGGTATGATTCCATTACCATAAGCCTCGTAATTTCTTTTTACTACATCTATAATGATTTTATCAGTTTCTGAAATTGCAGTAATACCTGTAGCTTTTTCAATTATTGATAGATACTTTTTTTTATCATCTCTTTTTTCTGTAAATGGTACATATTTAGATGCATAATCTAAAACATCTTGAGGTGTTACTTCTTTATCATCTAAAACACAAAACTCTAATTCTTCTAGTCGATCTTCCCAAAACAAAATCAATTTATCTAAATCATCATTACTTGCTCTACTTAATTTAGGCTCAACTGTAACTCTACTAAATTTTGTAGGCTCTAACATACACTCATGAAGAAATGATCCGAGTTTAAAA